AGTCGTCCGCGCCGCAGCCTCGGCAGTCGCGGAAGATTGCCGCACATCCCTCCCCAGGCTATCCAGTTGCCGCGCGGTAGCCAGTTCCATCCCTCCCAGGGTGATGCCGTCGTCATAGTCCACCACCACAGTCATCATGGGGGCCATCGTGCCATTCACGGCGGGCGGGTTGGCCACCTCCGTCACCAGGCCGCGCCCAGGGACGGACGGAGTAAGAACGGCGTGCATCCCTAAGGCATAGGGCGTCATCTCGATCCCTTCGCACACCTGAATGATAATGACATCCCCACGCGTCAGGGGAACGCCCGGCGTAAATACCCACGTGGCCGTCTGGCCGCTGCTCAAATCGGACACATAGGCGGAGGTTCCGATCAGGCTGTAAGCGCCGTCCGTCAGTTTCCAGATCCGCAGGCAATACTGATTCAGGGCGGGATTGGTGAAAAAATAAACGGTGGAAATGCTTTTCAGGCGGCAGCTGTCGGGCAGATGCCCGGCCAGAATCTCGTCTCCCCAGGTCATCGCGTAGCCTCCGACGATGGTCCAGGTGTCGGCGGCGGTCCCGCTGGACAAGGTGGATTGCCCGGTCACCGCTTCCAATTCCACGCCCGCCTCCTTGAGCGCGGCCGGCAATTTATTTGCTACAGCCTCATTGACCAATTCCCCGCTTTCCACCTGTTCTTCCAGCGTTTCCACAAGCTGCTCTGCTTCATCCCGGGCCGCTTCGGCCTGTCGTACAAGTTCCTCGACCACAATGGACGGGTTTTCCAAAATGGTCACGGATCCGTCTTCCGTTTCGGGGATGGAGACATCAAGAGCGCCGGCCACGGCCGCGGCCTCATTCGTTCCATCCGGAGGCGTAACGCGGGACACTACATGCACGGCTCCCTTCAACAAGGGGTATTCTTTGCCCGATGCGTCGGTCAGAAAAATATCATAAGCGCCGCATCCGGCGGCCAGCCTCGGCCATGTCACCAATGCCGTACTCGCCCCCGTAACGGCACAGTCCAGCATGATCACTCCATCCTGTACCACCGCGCCGCGGAGCGTCATGCCGCTGATGTCCATATCCTCACCGGATGGAGAAATAAAATGCAGCGCAAGAGACTGCGGCAGGGATTCCGTGGCGTGTACGTTGTAGTTGGCGGCTTGCCTCATGCACGCATTATCGCCCCAACGCGAGGGAGGGTACAACAATGTCAAAATGGGCTACGAACAGTCCTAAATGGGATAAAATTTCCCCGTATGTTTGACGGCGTGCTGACTCTTGCCCACAATGGGCCTGTTGCCCTCTCCTGTCCAAACTCCGGAAACTCCACGAAAGGAAGCCCATATAGCCCCCAGCAAGGCGTCCGCGCGATCAGGAGAAGACAGGTTGCGAGCCTTCATTTTCTCCTTCTTCTCGTTCCTGAGCCTGGAATCGTCCGCATATTCCTTCTTCCGGGTAGTCAACTGCACGAAAAGCGTCTTGTCCGACCGCCTGGACCTGATATGCACTCGCCCGGTCATGAGTTCCAGTCCGGCGTCATTCCAGCATTCCGCCGAGAGATTGATGTAGCGGTCGCGGTCTTCCGGAGGGTTGTTCCCAAAGAACTCATTCGGATACCAACCTGATTCATTAAAATCGCTGATGACAGCCAGGCCCATGCCCGGAGCGTCCACCCACAAATCACAATCCGCAATGCCCAGCCCCTTGAGGGTGGCAATGCACTTGCGGACACTCTGCACCGTGTCCCGCTGTCGTTCCGCGTATTCAATCCAAGCTTCGTTTCCGTCGCAGATGGCAAGGACTGTTTCATCCCCGCCCGCGGCAATGTCCAGGAAGGCCACGGGGCGCCCCCTGCGCGGCTCGTAGGGCTGCCGCTGACCCCATTCCAGTTTTCCAGGGTCAATGATGTACAAATCTCCTTCCAGCGTGAATTCCGCCAGCACGACGGAACGGTAATAGGAATCATCCTCATTACCCCCCACACGGGCCAGAATGCGGTCAATGCGCTCCTGGGAGATATGGGGGCAATCAAAGGCCGTTACCACCATCGGACAGAAGAGTTCTTTTTCCTCGTGGAAACAGCGATAAAATTGCCCTTCCGGCTTGCCTGGGGATGAAAGGTAGATGCAGAATTGAAGCGTACATCGTTCAATGGCGTCAAAGATTTCATCAGGAACCGTCTTTGCCTCGTCCACCACGAAAAACACGGGGGAAGAAGGATCATCCCCGGTAAACTCGTCAACGTCAAACAGACGGGCTTTCTTCTCGCTGCGGGGGTCTTCCTCCTCCTGTTCCTTCCGCTCATCCTTGAATTCGTCCGTCACACGCCCGTGCCAGCCTTCCGCCTTCCCGGCGTGGTTGGTGGAAAAGCCTTCGATGAATCCCCCTTCCGGCGTTTCCACGCGGCAATTCTTGAGCCATTTCCAGCCCGCAAGGGATGGGTTGTTCCGGTGCCGTTCCAGGGCAGGCCAGAGCTGGTTTTTTACCTGGCGCCATGAGCCGGACGTAATAGGCATGCGCCCACGGGGGAAACGCCACAGGAACCACAGAGCAAGGATGCCGATCACTTTATCCGTTTTGCCGGATCCGTTGGCTGCACGCAGGGCAACGCGCTTGCCGCGGGCGGCACGTTCAAGAGCCTTCATCTGCCATTTGTACAGCCCCGTTTCCCCCAGCACCACGGCGGCAAAGATGACGGGGGAATCTTCCGGCCTGACAGGAGGCCCTAGCTTTCTTCCTCTTCGGACCATATTTCTCTCAAGGCTGCCACTAACGGAACGATTGCTTCTGCTGGAAGTTTATGGGTCACCTCTACGTTTTTTTCTCCACCTTCCAGAGCCAGCGCCGCACGGTCTCCGTACTTCTTCGGCATCAGCTTGGCAAGCATCCATTTGAGCGTGTCTATTTCCAACTTGACCGCCTGCAGCATGGTTCCCCCTATTTCGGCACGTGGGGCCACTTCATGCCCTTTCTCCACAAGGTCAAGCAACTTGTCTTCTAGGGCGGCAAGCCGTTCCTCGCACGCGCGCGCGTATTGGTTTGCAAAATCCGCGTTCTCTCTGGCCCAATTCATCACCGTGGGATGGGGAATGCCTTCCTTTTCGGCAGCCTTCCTCAGACTATCCCCGCAACGTATATGACCGCAAATGCGTTCAGAGAGGGCAGCGCTATACCTGGAAACATTTCCCTTCTTCCCGGTCCTCTCTTTCTTCATTTCGCATACTCCTTGTTGATTTTTTCCCACCCTGCCGGAGGTATATCGTCCTGGCGGGGAACGTACGCCTTTCCGGAGAGTTTCACATATCCTTCAATCCAGCGCAGCCCTTCCGCGTCAATACAGCGTTCAAAGCTGGGGCAGTCCGCGTTATCGTAGAGGATACTATCAGGTTTACGCTCATAAGCGCTACATTCCATACTACCCGGGTTGAGCTTCTTCTTGGAGCACAAAAGGCATTTCATCAGGAGAGGGTGGGATGTTTTGCATCCTTTGAAATCAGACTCCCAAATTCTCTTGTGCGCTGGTGATGTTTCTTCTTTCATATCATTATTGTATCAATTCACAGTCAATGATCAATTTCCCGTTCTGATTATGGAATTGGAGAAATTTGAGGGTTCCTCCCTTCTGGATGATGATTTCATCTTCACTGCTAAAATAGGTTTGCGGGCTAAGGCCGTCCCAGTCCTTACCGGCCCCTGCCCCGAATCTGGAAAAGGGCTCTGCATAAATGGCACGGGTTTTCTTCTTCAGGAGAATTCTGAACAACACGGGACGGTTCATGAATCCTTTCCCCTCCGCTACGGCAGCAGACATGAAACCTTCGTCTTTGAGAGGGTTTCCCACTACGGAGAGATTGAGCATATCAACCAGCTCGTCTGTTATTTCTTCTCCTTTCCAGTTCAAAGCGTCTTTCAATTCCTTGTAAACCCCACAGCCACGGAAAACAACCATGTCTTGAGGCACTTTGCATCTGTCAATGACTTTGGCGATCTGTTTCGCCTTGGCGTTGGACTTCCCCTTCCTCAAATCGTTGTTGATGCGGGCATATCCATTTCCGGTGTAGGAAAACAAAGCGTTCTTTTCCAGTCTGGATGCCTTTGCCCACACTTCCCCGGTAACGCTTCGCAAAAGGTCATCAGCTTCCTTATCCGTCAACGGGGCAGGCATCTTCACCTTGGGGACATCTCCCAGGCTGACCGTGTGCGTGACGGCTGAGACTGGCGCAGGAATGGGAGCAGAGGGAACCTTGATGACTTTCTCCGCCGTTTCCCTGGCCTTTTTCGCCACTTCCTGTGAGGGAAAGACAACCTCATCAGATTTGTCCTGTTTGACTCCCCAGCGGTCTTCATAGACCTTTTTCAATTTGGCCTTCAGTTCCTCCGGCAACTTCGCCGTACTGGCCTTCTTGCCGTACCCGTACCGTTCAATCAGGTCAATCCCGAAGCGCTCCGCACCCCTTGGACGCTTCAACGGCTCCCCGGGTTTGAGTAGTCCCAGCCGTTCGCATTCTTCCCGGGAAACAGGCTCCTGATCCATGTAGGAGTTGAAGCCGAACGGCGGCCAGGGGACCTCAAAGCCCCCGAGGCTGGCGGCGTTCATTTCGTCTGCCCAAAAAGTAAAGTCGGTTTTAAGCCGGACAGCATCTTCGTTGACGACATGAACAAGCCGCTTTGTCTTGGCTCCCGGAAAGCGGATGAACCGGAAAGCAGGCCATGCTTTGAGATTGGCCGGTTTCATGGATGCCTCCCATTGAGCAGCCCCAATGCTTTGCCGGACGTTGGTCTTGAAAATGAGCTTCAGACGGGCCAGAGCACCGATGTTTTTAATATCGTTGTGATACTTCGGGCCTTCGGCGTCCGGTGGAACAAGCCCCTCGGTTTGGAGCCATTGAAGTGCCTGGTTGGAAAAGTCCGCGGCGCTTCCTACCTTGATAACCGTTTCCCCATTGGGTAAAGTCTCCTTTTCTCCTGTCAGATAATTCTTAATCAACCTGTGCAGCCGTTCCAGCAATCTGATATTCTCCACCTTGGAAGAGAAAAACTTGTTTTCCTTCATGGCAGCGTTCAGAGCAGCCCATTCCTTTGAATCCATGCCGGAGGGTGTGGGATGTTTTGCCAGGAATTTTTCCAGGGGTGTTACCATAGAGGCAATTCTGGATGTTCAAAGGGGGGAGGTTCAATCTTGCCAAATTGGGCTACGTGATGTTCCAGAATGCGGACGGCGGGAAGACGGTAGAGTCCGGCGGATTCCAGAGCATTGATAATGCTGTTGGCGCGTTCTTCGGCTTCCTGTCTGTCGTTGGTGCCAAGTCCCAGCTCGACAAGTTTGCCTTTCTTTCTGGGATCCACCAGAAGCGTTAAGCGCAGTTTGTAGGATCCTGGCTTTCCTCGCCGCGTCGGCTTGTTTTTTCGCAGGGATGGTTTGGGGGGTCTCATTTGTTGGTGACGGGATAATTCTGTTCTTCCTCGTATTTTGTGAGTTCCGCGGTCCAGCGGAATTGAATACGCCCCAGCCGGCCGAAGCGGTTTTTGCCGATGATCCACTGCGCTTCCGTGGGGTCGTGCTTGTCGGGCTTGTACATGTAGGGGCGGTGGATCATGATGATCTGGTCGGCGTCCTGCTCAATGGAGCCGGAGTCGCGCAGGTCGGAAACGACCGGTTTGCCCTGGGCGTTCCCGGCTCTTTTTTCCACGTCGCGGTTGAGCTGGGCCAGCACCAGGACAGGAATATTGAGTTCCTTGGCCAGGGATTTGAGGCCGGCGGAGATTTCCGAGACTTCTCGTTCACGGCTTCCCCGGGCCTGCTGGGTCGTGGAGCGCACCAGCTGCAGGTAGTCCACGCCGATGCATTTGACGCCGTGTTCCCGGACCATCCGGCGGCCCCGGGCTCTGATGCTGTCGATGGTAAGGGAGCTTTCGTCGTCGATGTGCAGCGGGGCGGCCGTGATTTTTCTGACGGCGGCCGTGAAATGCTGCTGCTGTCCGACCGTCATCGGCCTGCCGCGGCGGATGTCGTCGGAGTTGATGCCGGCCATGCCGTAGAGGATGCGTTCCAGGAGCTGGGATTTCGGCATTTCCAGGCTGAACATGCCCACGGGGGTTCCCCCGAGGCAGATGTTGGTGAGGATGTTGACCAGGGCGGCGGTTTTCCCGACTCCGGGCCGGGCGGCAAGCACGATCATGGCGCCGGGCTGCAGGCCGTCCAGGGTCAGGTCCAGGCGGCGGTATCCGGAGGAGATTCCTTTGATGGCTCCGGGGTTGTTCATGCGCCATTGCAGGTTTTCAATGATGGTTCCCACGGCTCCGCGGATGGTTTCGGTCTGGCGGACGCCGCACCGGTCCCGCAGGGCGGACATGCCGCGCTCGGCTTCATCAAGGGCTTCTTCCGCGCTTTTGAGCTGATCGCCGGCAGCTTCCGCCATCCGGGAGGCAAACGCGAGCAACGCATGCTTTTTGGCGGCTTCCGTGACCATTTCCAGGGCGGCGGCGGTTTTGTACCGGGCAAGGGCTCCGTAGGTGGCCGTTTCCACGACTCCGGCGTGTCCTCCCACGGCGTCAAGCTGGCCCTGGGCTTCAAGGCGGGCGATGACGGTGAGGGCGTCCACGGTTCCTCCCGTGCCGGCGACGGTTTCCAGGGCGGTCCAGATTTGCTGGTGCGCCGGGAGGCTGAATGTCTGGCGGCTGATGCCCTTGTCCCGGAGGTCAGCAAAGGCCTGGGAGCCGTCCATTGCCTGAGAGAGCACCAGTTTTTCGGCGTCGATGAGTGTCTGAGAGTCGATCATGTTTTTTTGAAATTGTTGATTGTTAAAGTTCTTCAAGGTTGCTGTAAGGGTCTTTGTCTCCGTTCCCAGGGGGTGGCGGATGGTTGACGGCGTAGGAGGTGGCGAAGCTGATGGCGTCGGATTGCCATTTGGTCACGGGGATGCCGTTGCGGGTCCAGTTGACGGCATCCCGGCTTCCCCAGTAGGCTGTGGCGCAGTCCGGTATCTGGTCGGGGGTTAAACGCACACGCCCCGCAAAGGCCGCGGCCCGAAGATGGTCTTCGACTTCTTCCACGGTGCACGGAGAGGGGGTAAGGGGGTGAATTCCTTCCTTCCCTTCCTTCCCTTCCCTTACGGTTTTCGGATAGGTTTCAACATAGGGGGCTACGTTGGTTCCTATTTCGGTTCCTACGTTGGTTTCTGAAATAACCGACGTAGGTTTTTCTTCGGTTTCCACGTCGGTTCCTGTGTGGGTTTCAACATGGGTTTTCTTGGGGCGGCCTCCTAATTTTCCATTTTCACGAGCGGTTTTCCTTTTGGTTTTCAGGGTTTCCTGAATTTCATGCGGATATCCGAATACGATGAGATTGTCGCCGTCAAAGTGGTAGAGTTCGTTTTCCACGCTGATTTCCTGATCCGTCACGCCGCAGGTCTGCATCCAGCGGCGCATGCCCCAGGAGCGGCAGCCCTCAATGATGCCGCCGTTTTCCTGTTCGCAGCACCAGGCCAGCAGAGAGATCCAGGTGGCGCGCTGTATGGGTTCCGCCCCGATATATTCGGGGCTGGAAAACAAGGCTGTTGGGATGTTGATGAATTCCATAATCAAAAAAGCGTCAGTTGGGGGTTGTAGATTTCATAAAGACCAGGAAGACGGTCTTCCCGCGGCGGTGTCCGAACAAAGGTTCATGGCTGGCCAGTTTCAGAACTTCCGCGGTTGAAACCTGATCCTCGCACCACTTGAACACCAGAATGCCGCCCGGTTCCAAAACCCGGAAACACTCCCGGAAGCCGGATTTCAAATCCTCCCTCCAGGTTTTCTGGTCCAGTTTTCCGTACTTCTTGGCCAGCCAGGATGATTCCCCAGCGTGAATCAAGTGCGGAGGGTCGAATACCACAAGGCGAAACGCCCCGTCGTTGAAAGGCATCTTCCGGAAGTCCCCGACGACGTCCGGCTTGATTTCCAGGGTTCGCCCGTCGCAAAGCATGTGCGTTTCCTCCCGGCGGTCCATGAACACCACGTCAGGATGGCGGCGGTCAAACCAGAACATGCGGGAGCCGCAGCAGGCGTCAAGAATGGCTTTCATTCCCCCTCCTTTCTCGGCTCCCAGTAAACAGGCCATCCTTCATGGACGCAGGCTGCGCAGAACTTGTACTGCGTTAGCTCATGTTTACAGTTCGAACATCTCCGTCGCATAGGATGCACCCACGCCCGGCACGCGGCCCGTTTCTGGCGGACGGTATGGATTTTCCCGGCAAGGTCCGTTGCCATTCTTAAGATCCTTTTTTCAGAGGGCATCAAAAGGTAATATGGCTCTCCAAATTCATGAATGGCGTGTTGCCGGATTTTCTGAATGGTTTCCCTGACGGACTCCACGGATTTTCCGCATTCGTAAAACGCTTTCTGTTCAGGCGTCATTTTCATTTTCTTCCTTTCTTTGTAAAAGAACGACATTAACCGCTTGAAGAAGCCCTTTAACTTTACCAATCAAATAAAGGTAATACCCATACGCGGCGACGGTGGCTAAAAAAACTATAAGTTGCGCAATATCAAATATCATTGCTTCCTCCTTTCTGCTCAAGCTCCCAGGGCCATTGTTCAACATCTTCCGGCACATAAGACATGCTGTACCCATAAGTGCTGCCAGCGCGTATTACTCCTTTTTCAACATCTGTTTTAATAACGAAAAAGTTATCAGGTAATTTCCTGATTTTAATAAGGTCGCCGGGTTTCAACCGCATGATGGGAGGGAACAGGGAAACAAGCCTATCCATATCTTCAATACATGCCTTCTTGGTTTTCCAAAAATGGGAACTCTGGAAGAAGCAGTTGTAGCAACCAGCAACCCAATCGGTTGTTATCCCATGGGCATCATATCCTCGTATGGCTTTCAAAGGTGTGCCGCAAAGAGGGCATTTAGGCGTTTTCATCGGGGTCCTTCCTCAATCAAGGCTTTAAGTTCATCAGAACAACGGAGGCGTGAAGCATTTTTCACTGTGCAAATAAGGTGCTGCGCCCACCGGGCATGCCGTTTCGTGGGGTACTCCATGCGATAGCGGGCGATAATTCCTTTGTGGTGTACAATCGCGGCCTGAACTTCGTATTTCCCGTCGTCGGTTTTCTTCATGGGGCAAACCTGCTGAACGATGATGTGAGGATTCCGTTTCATTGCTCTGATCCTTCTTGCACAGTGATTGTTATTTGTGGTTCTTCGCCCCACCATTTATCCACGGACGCGGAATACACCTGGGCGTCATCCTCCCAAAATCTCAACCGGGTCAGGACATCCTGCAGGGTTTTGGCCAGGTTGTCCCAGTCCGGTTTGGTCGTTTTCGGAATGAGCCCGATCCGGTTTTTTTTCGGCTCGCTCTTGCGGTAGGGCCAGACGAAGGCCAGCTTCAGGGAGACCGGCCCCGTCAGGGGCCGGGCCGGTTGATAAGGTTTCAGCAGGGTCAGGTAATCGCTGATGACCAGTTTCAATTCTTTCGTGTCCGCCAGTTTGGCGTGTTTCCCGATGTTGACGATTTTTTTGTTCTGGTGCGTTTTCGTCGGGGGAACAATCGGCAGCATGATGGTTATCGGCTTGTTCATGGCTGTTGATTAGAAGGGGATTTCGTCTTCTTCCGCCGGCGGTCCCGCCGTGGCGCTCATGTGGTTGTTGGCCGGCAGGTCCGCCGGGCGCGGAGGCAGGGGCGCTCCGCCGCGCCCCGCCGCTGTCCTGTCCTGCGCCGCCATGATGGCCCGGGCTTCGTCCGGCCCCAGCACGTCTTCGCAGTTGCTGAATTCGGGATAAGTCCCGTCCGCCCTGGGCTTGTCTCCCTGTCTGACGCTGAGCCGGACGTAGCAGGGTTTGCCGAGGTATTCCGCCGGGTTGATGATGACCTGCTGGCCGGGTTGGTAGACGTTTCCGGTGACGTTTTTGACGAACAGGTCGATTTTCCAGGCCAGGTCTTTCGAGGCGGTCAGGTAGTAACGGACCGTCGCCGCCCCTTCAGGGCCGAAGGCTCTGATGTGGACGGCCAGCTGCGGGCATCCCCGCGTTTTGGCGCCTTGGGAGATTCCTTCTTCCATTTTGACGATTTTTCCTTCGTAGACGCCCGCGGGGAGAAATCCGTATTCGCTGGGCTCGCCTTCTGATATGTAACTGAACATAATGGTTATTTGGTGGTTGCGGTTTTGGAGACGGAGATTTTTTTAACGTAGGAGGAGCCGGCCCCCGTCCTGACCAGTTCTTCCGGGAATTGTTGTTCCGGCAATGCTTCCGCGAACAAGGCGCGGAAGATGTCCGCCTTGAGCGGGCCATAGGATTTCAGGAGTTTCGGGACGCCAATCCAGGTGGCGTATTTGGCGACGTCTTCCGGAGCGACGGTGTCCGTGCCTTTCCGGGAGACGCGCCTGAATCCGGGGACTTCCGTGCCGTTGTTGAGGTAGTCGAGGATTTTTTCTTTTCCCTTTTTGACGTAACTTTCCAGCACAGCCGCCTTGGTGACGAATTCCGCCAGCCTGGACGGGTTTTCCGCGATTTCGGCGAAGCTCGCTTCCAGCGTTCCGGCTTCCGCCAGGGTCAGCATTTCCTGCGCCGCCCGGTTCCGCAGCGGGCAGGTGTCATGCGAGGCGCACCAGCCGCAGTAGTCGCAGAGGCGCGGCCCGCCGCCGCGGTCCACGGCGTCCACCACGCCGTTGACGATGGAGATGGCTTCCCGGTAGGTGAATTTCCGGGTGACGATTTGCTGCTGGTCGCAGTAGAGGAGGTGGCAGGTGATTTCATCCATGAATTCCCGTTCCATGAAGGATTTCGCGTAAGAGGCCTGCTGTTCCCAGTAGTTGCGGATTTGGCCGCTTTTGAGGTCGAAGAGTTTGCCCAGCGCGGGACAGAGGCAGTCCGCTTCCCCGCCTGTCACGCGGGGGTGCCATTGCGGGAAGGCGCAGCGGTTTTTGTCGGCAATGACTTCTTCCCCGGAGCAGAGCGTCCGGACCGTTTTCACCGCCCAGAGGATGGATTCTTTTTCATCGGCTTTCAGGTGTTCACACGCCCTGAATTCGTCCACGCCCATGAGCAGGGCCCGGAAGGCGGCGTCCATCCGGGTTCCCCGCTGGGCCGCTTCTCCCGCGTCGGGGGAGGAGACGTAGCAGGGGCATTGCGCCAGCTTGGGGAGCAGGGACGGCCTCAATAGTTCCGTGGCCGGGGCCGGACGGGGCCCGGCAATGTCTGAGAGGATTTTTTGCAGGTCGTCCAGGTTGACGGCGTATTCCGCTCCGTCCAGGGAGAGGACGGCATGCCCGGTTTCGCGGGCGACGTTGATGCAGGTGACGGGTTTCATTGGGCGGCAGGGGTGTTGTATTGCAGAACGGCCGTGTTGAACCGGTCGGGGGCGGAGAGGATGAAGGAGGCGAATTTTTCCGAGACGGCTTCAAGGCCCTGCCCCGGCTGGATTTCCTTTTTGTACGCGAGGAAGTTCAGCGCTCCCGGCACGTCGTTGATGACCGCGGCCAGTTGGTCCGCCAGGGAGGGAGCCGGTTTTTCCTGCTGTGCGGGAGGCGGCGCCTGCTTTTCGCCGGCCGGAGCGTTCCCGGAAGGTCCGCAGCCCGCTCCAAACAGCAGGCGGGAGATTTCCCCGGCGTCCATCGCCATCACCGCGGGCATCCCGTGCCGGTTTTTGGCTTCCCAGGTGGCCCGGTGCTCCGTGTAGACGGCACGCAGTTCCCCGCCTTTGGCCTTGCCTCCGTCCGTGAAGGTGGTCACGTAGTTGCAGAACAGGATAGCGTCCCCCCATTCCTTGAGTTTTTCCTTGGCGGTGATGGCCTGTTTGGCCGGAGCGTTGATTTTGATGGTGTACATGGTGTAGGCTTCCCCTTCCGGAGGGTTCACCGTTTCCACTCGGCAGTGGCAGATGACGGCGATGTGCAGCCCCGCACTCCGACAGTTGTCAAAGACGGAAAGCAGGTTGACGAACATTTCGCTGGCCTGGGCGTACCCTTTTCCATAGCCGATGCTTTCAATGGAGGAGATTTTTCCGTCTTTGGGGGAGGCGTTGTAGTCCCTGATGACCTGGCGGGCGCACATGTCCCACAGGCGGTCTCCCGTGTCGATAACGAGCGTTTTGTAAGGGAGGTTTCCGTTCCGGGCTTCCTTGTAGATGTCCTGCAGGGCTTCCAGCATGGCGCCGTAGTGGTCTACCTGGATGCGGTCCACATTCATGTGCTGGGTTCCTTCTTCCGTGTCCAGGAAGAGGGGGGCGGGCAACCCGGCCGCCAGCGTGGATTTTCCCACGCCTTCCGGCCCGTAGATGATGACACGCTGCGGACGCTGCTGCACTCCGCGCTTGATGTTTTGTAATAGGCTCATATTATTTCCTTGTTTGATTGTATTCAGGTCGGGCGTCAGTTCCTGCTGGCCCCGGCCTTTTTGGTTATGGGTAGTTGGAAAGGGTACTGACGGAGTTACGTTTCCGCTTAGCGGGAGGTTTGTTCATGTCCGTCCTGGTTTTGGATGTCTTTTGGGTCAAATACCTGTACACGCTTATCGCGGAAATTCTATATTCGCGTTGATTGGTGCCAATGTCTTCTATTTCATGGTTCTGCAACAGGTTACGAACCTTTTTCCTACCCCATAAACAAGCAGGGTGTTTCCGCAGATCCTCAAGGGTAAGCCATATCTTGCCGTCGAACATGCGAGTGGCATTCTCTTCCTCGGACTCATTCAAAATCAGCAAGCCACGTTCATGAAGGGATTCTATGGTTTGCTCCACAATAGAGGTTACAAATTGATCTAATCCGTTCATAATTCACTAAGATTTAACGATGAAATAAATGATTGCAAAAATACCAACCAGCAGAGCGGAAAAGACAAGGTTCTGTACGATACCGGGCCGGGGGTTGAGTTCGTCTTCCGGAAAGCCTATTGGGCAGTCGTAAAGGGATTCCATTTTCTCGGCACGGTCGCGGCGCATCCAGTATTGTTCGTTCGTCATTTTTTTCATTGTTGATTTCTTGTTTATCTCGTTTTAATTTGTTCAGGTTATGCGTTCGAAAATAGAATTCTATTCTTATCGCTGGGTTGAGCCTAAAGAAGTTTTCGGAATTCACGGATATTGGCGGCCGGATGAAATTATCTGTGCTTTCCTCGACCAGATACGAATAGAACCGCCAAGAGGGCAGGAAACAACCGTAGCAACCATTTCAACAGGAAACCCCGATGAACAAGAGCAATACATTGTTCCTGCTTATGAGTATGAGAGGATAAAGCATGCCCAATACGGACACGGGCACGCCCTCCCCTTCTATTCAATACAGTGGGATCCCTCTGCACCAGTTTGAGCGTCCAGGCCGGTGCATCTGTGCAATAAGTCCCCTGAGGAATCAACAGGACTCTATCAAGCCTGGCTTGATAAACCTCATACAATCTAGAATCATCTTCGTAGGTGAACTGTACAATATCGCCCGGAAGAAAAGGGTTTTCGGGGGATGGCTTGTTTTCAAAACCATCGTAGACTGTTTCTAATAATTTCTTTTGCATGGTATTTATCGTCTGTTAAACCGGATTACAGCTCGTGCCAGCCGAGCAGCTTCAATTCTTCGATCAGGGCTTCTTCCATAGTTCAGTCATCGTAATGGCCGCAGTCTTTTTTTGTGGTTGAGGATTTCTCTTCTTCCCTGCTTTTCAGCGCGTAGCTCATAAGAATTCCTGTAACAATGATGGATTTTTCCAAACCCGTTGTTTTTTCTGTTTTGTTAAGCCAGTCTCTCAAACTCTGGGAGGCTTTTTTGAGGTTCGTTTTCATTCGTGTTCTCCTTTTTCGTTCGCTTCTTGGGCGCGGTTGATAGCCGCAAAATAAACTTTTCGTTTATTTTAGTCAATACTATTTTCAACGTTTCATTTACATAATGCACGGAGCTTGCCTTGACAAGTAAACAAAACGTGTATATAACTCTTCCATGTCCAACGCGGAAGACATCAAAAAATGGCTCAAAACCATCGGCAAAAATCGTCAATGGTTGGCAGAACAAACGCTATCCAGTAAGGGGACCGTCAATAATTGGCTATCATCTGGAAAACCTATCCCATCTGCTAAACTCGCCCTCATTGAACGCCTCATGAACGGTGAAGAGGAAATCCAGTTTGAGCTTCCGGAAAACTTTGAGGCTATCATCCGTGAAAAAGCCAAGGCTGCCAAAAAGAGCATTGATGATCTAGTGATCGAAATCCTTGAAATGACTGTCCAGAAGCAGAAAAAAAAGCAACAGGTAAACGGTACGTCTCAAGAGGCTGTTGAAAAGCTACACCCAGCCTTGGATAACAACGATGACGAGCCGGAAGAAGTCAACAACGTCATTCTTTGCCCTGTCAAGCTACCGGAAATCATGGTTGTTGGAAACGTCGCTGCAGGGGAAATCACGTGGAGCGAATTTGACGAGCCATACCCGGTATTTGACAAGGGTATTACGGCCTTACGTGTAGAGGGAACATCAATGGAACCGGAAATCAAGAATGGTCAGATTGTTCTAGTGCGGCCTGTTCCAGAAAATGATGATCTTGAAAAATACGTTGGGGAAATCATCGTATATCAAGGAACAAATGACGTGTCCGGTATCACCCTTAAAAGGCTTATTGAGGATGCCGGGCGCTTCCTGCTTGCTCCTATCAACCCGGCTTTCCGGAAACGCATTCCTATCACTGGCCAAATCAAAGCTTGCATGGTTGGTAAGATTGATCTGACCAAGTAACCCTAGATAGGAGGAAGAAAGCTTAATCCAAAAAGAATTTTATGAGCGATAATAGTAAAATAGAGTGGACTGACGCAACGTGGAACCCCGTTCGTGGATGCACGAAAATCAGCGATGGTTGTAAAAATTGCTATGCCTATGCCTTTGCTGAAAGATGGAGAGGCATCAAAGGCCATCCGTTTGAAAAAGGATTTGACGTTGTACTAGTCCGTGACAACCTTGACATTCCCATCAAATGGAAAAGGCCTAGAATGATATTCGTTAACTCCATGAGTGACCTTTTCCATGAAAAGGTTCCAGACGAATTTATCAAGCAAGTCATTCAGGTAATGTTGCGAGCCAGACAACATATTTATCAGGTCTTGACAAAAAGGCCTGAAAGAATGAGAGACTTTCTTCAGAAGAATTTTCCCAACATGGAATTGCATCCTCATATCTGGTGGGGAGTAAGTGTTGAGAACAAAAAGCAAGGTCTCCCCAGAATTGATACACTCCGTCAAACGCCGGCCGCACTTCGCTTCCTCAGTTGCGAACCCCTGCTGGAGAACTTGGGTCCCATGAACCTATCTTTCATTGACTGGATCATTGTTGGAGGCGAAAGCGGACCCAACGCCCGCCCAATCAAACCGGAATGGGTACGCAGCATCAGAGACCAGGCGGAAAAATGCTCCATTCCTTTCTTCTTCAAACAATGGGGGGGGCGGAATAAAAAAGCGGCAGGTTCGGAATTGGACGGAGCTTACTACAAGGGAGTACCAGCTATGAGTTTACCTTAAAATTTATTGCAAATTTCGGGAGAACACATAGTATATCTTACTATGTGCATACTCCCCGGCATGGATCAGATTCTGAAAGAAATTCCAAGAGGAAATAAAAAAGGGGCTTCCAAAACTTCTTTTCACAAAAATCCATTTGACGAGGCAACACTTGAGAAACTGAAAATATTTCAACAGTATGCACGGGAATGGTTGCCAGTCTTTTTGGCATCCAGAACCACATGGCCGAAAGAACTTCATATCTTTGACTTCTTTGCAGGCCCAGGGAAAAGCGGGAACAATGAGTGGGGAACTCCACTCTTGGTTCTTGATGAGATAAAAAGAACAACTTTGATTCAAGCAAATGCCTATGGATGGAAAACCCGGAAAATACATCTACATCTTTTCGATTTGAAAGCCTCGAATATTGTGAAGCTCAAGAAAAATACTGAACAATTCTTGAATGAACAATGGGAAGGCATCAATTATCCAGCTCCTGAAATCCATATCGCACCAATTCAATTCCCTGACTCACTATTTGCTCACAACGCCATACTGCAAAATCCTGACTTTGCAAAGTACCTCCTACTTGATCAGTTTGGCGTAAGCCTTATTACTCCGGATATCCTCAAATCACTGGCAAACTATCCAGCTACGGATATCATCATGTTCATGGCATCCAACTTCTTCAATAGATTTTCCCAACACGTCATCACACGATCATTCGGAATTGATGGCGGATTGCCAAAACATAAAATCCACAACGAAGTCTTCAACAAACTCAAATCGTTTGACACTGGCGCAAAAAAATATATGGCTCCGTTCTCTTTGAAAAAAGAATCATCCAATATCTATGGAATCATCTTCTTGTCTTCTGCGTGGCAAGGGATAGATAAATTCCTGAAAATATGCTGGAATATGGATCTGCAAAATGGAGAAGCCAACTACTTTATAGAAGACGATAACAAAGGAGGCATACTCATTGGAATGGATCCTAAATTTGCCCCTTTTTCAAAAACAGAACGTTTTGAAAGAGACCTCAGCGAGAAACTTGCTGCAGGTGACTTCAAAAATGAACACGAACTGGCGGAATTTTGCTATGATCGTGGTATGCGCCCTAAGCACTGTTCAACAATATTAAAACGCTTGAAAGACGAAGGTGTCCTCCAAGCGGACTTTCTTTCTCCCCAAATGTCAAACAATCCCCCTCGAGAAATCACCATAAATAAATACTATCAGCCTACGCTAACCCTCTTTTAGCGCCTTAATCTATGAATGCAAAAAATCTTATTCACCATTGGCCTTTAATTTTATTAATCCTTTTTATTATAGTGATATTTTGTGATCTGATATTTTCCAATGATTTTTCTAAATGGTCAAATTTCATTATTGGTATTACAACTGTTTTATCTTTCTACAAGAAACAAGTTTCTGAACAGAGGAATGCTAAAGCCGCGAATGAGCAACTTACAATTAACGAGTTAAAATTGAAAGAAATAAAAAATCTTAATGAAACATTAAAAAGTCAACTTGATGAAAAAAAGAAAAAAAATTATGAAAATAAAATAAGAGAAATTAATGAAGAATTTGATAAGATAAAAGTAAACAATTCACCTCAAACTGATTCTATTGGGAGGAGAAAAGTTTTTGAAGAAATATATTACGCATTTTCTTCTTTGAATGAAACAATATATCTTATCTCAGAATCAATTAAATTGGGATTCGATATGTTTAGTTTAAAGAGTAATTACACGAATTATATTCTCTCAAAAGATTATTATAAAACACTAATTCCAATAACATCTATGTGTAATAAATTATTGCAAGATATTGATTCTGATCAAACTATTGATTATCAAACAAAAAAAGATTTAATAGAGTCATTTTTTTTAAGAATGAATGGAGAGGATGCAATAGTGCTTAATCTAATGAGTCATATATTAGACTATGAAAAAATTATGCCAGTTATTGAAGAAAAATATATGAAATGTGGGTGTGATCATTTTCTACAAAAATCCAGTTCCCCAATAGATTATGAATTGTGGAGAATAATTATGAGAAATTCAGAGGATGAAATTAAGGAGATAATTCAAGAGAGAGCATCTGCAAATTCTTCCTCATCTTCCATCCTAAGTTGAGATGTATTTCCTATTTACCCTTTTCCGGTATAATAATTCTAGAAAATGCACTCAAAAAGTGACATCAAGAAATGACTCAAGAAAACTGGAACGAACTGTAACATAATGCGGAGTCAGTATTCACACGGTCTATAGCTGGATGTCATCACGTCGGTCTATTCCTGCAAAGCCACGGGTACGCATTGAGGAACTAATGGGAGAAATGATGCTTTCCCCAGGCATGATTCAAAGGAGTGGAAGCAGGTAGCCTTGAAGCTCTACAACAGAAAAACACTATCCTCCGAGCGTGGATTGCGTTGCATCTGAAGCCTGGCGAAGTAGTGAATATTGATAAATGGGCTCAAAGTCGAACATGGAATAAACGATTCTCTTAAAATGTTGGAAATAACCATTTTTAGCCATCTTTGAGAGAGTTAACCACATTATTTACAAACTCTTTTATTTTATGATATTATATCCTGTATATGAAAGTGTTCTCTCTCATTTTCGCGGTGATTTCTCTCATTACCTTTTCTGATGCCCATCCTGGTGGCTTAGATGCCAACGGAGGCCATTATGACCGAAAGACGGGAGAATATCACTACCACCGCAAACCTGCGGCCAAACCCATAGCAAAAGAAAAAGCGTACTAGATCAGCTCGACGGGGAAGACTCACAATAAAGGTTGCCGATATTACCGGGCTTGTAAAGGGTATGCCAGCGATACACCCAGCAGCTTGAATTGCAAAATTTGAGGGGAAGCACGAAGTTATAGTTAATATTGCTTAATAATTCAAAATGAAAACTACAAAAAAACTTTCGTTTATCCATCACTTTATTATTTACTTAATTATATTTGGATCCCTATATGGATTTTTTTCTCTCTTAAGTATTATTTCCGTTCATTATCCATCCTTACATTCTTTCTTAGGTTATATTTTATTATTTTTACTAATACTATTCATATCGGTATTTTCTTTTGCTTTAGATGAATCAAATGATAATTCAAAAAAAATAGAGAATATAATATATAAAATTGAATCGCAAGATCATACATCATCGCTATTAGAAAATTTTGATGAAATGCAGACAGATCTAAATAGAGTACAAAAGTCTATTCAAAAACTATTAAATGATTTAAAAACACAGAAAGATTTATTTGCGGAAGAAAAGGAAAAAGCAGATATCTGCAAACAATTTGCAGATATGAATTCTGATAAATTATCTGCTATCAAAAAGACATTTCAATCAGTTTTGGACGGGGAACATAAAAAAGATAAAGCATCAACTATTATGTGGAATGCAATATTTTGTATAATTAGTTTCATTTTAGGCAAAATATTCTAGTTTTTATAGTGAAAGATGCCTCATGATCTCTGCTATCTTTTCAATTCAGAATATGCCCCACAATTACCCGGAAGAGATCAGCGGGCACTCCTGTCCATTTGAGAGTAATGACAGCCCGTTGCCCGTCTTTATGGGATACCTATCAGTAGGAGCCCCCTTCTTTTAGGTTGCAGGCCGAACAACTTAAAAAGTTAGTTTTCTGGCCGCTTTCTTGCTGTGCTCATCCCGGAGATGTCCATACACCTTCATGGCCAATGCTCCGCCGTCACGATGACCGAGCCATTTCGCTACCGTGGGAACGTCGATTCCGGCTTCAATACAGGACGTAGCAAAGAAATGCCGCAAGTCGTGAATACGGACGTGAGGCAGTCCAAGCCTGATACACGCGTTTGTGAGGGCTTTCCGGGGGCTTTCTATGGCAAATACCGGGTCATCAGGGCTATTCCCCCGTCTTTCTCTTCGGAGGCTTTCTATCACCTCAGCCAGAGATGCGTTAATGTACAGGGTCCGGCGTGAGGTGGCATGTTTGATATCGGGCACGGAAATGGACTCTTTCCCGATATCTCCCCACACCAAGCGCCGGGCTTCCTCAATACGTAACCCTGAATAAGCCAGGAAAGCGATCATATCCGCCGCTTCGGAATATAGCCCCTTCTTTTGCCACTTCCTTAATATAGGGGCTTTTTTCACTTCCTCAACGATTCTTCGGAAATCTTCTTTTTCCGGAACGTTAAGATTTGAACTCCTCAAAGTCATCCGTTCAAGCTTGGATGCTGGATTGCTCTTGATACTTCCTGCTTCCTGAAGCATGGAAAAAACATTTTTCACAACAGCGAGTGTTCCGTTTGCTGTTCGTGCAGACACAGACAACGCATCTTTTTTCCACCAAGCCCGGCACATTTGTTCCGTGATGGCCTCTGCTGCAATATCACGAGCAACAAGCTTTTTAGCGCGGCTGGAAAAGAACTTGATGGATTCTACAGCGGCCGGCTTCAAATGGGGGCGCATTTCCTGCCGCTGGACGTACATATCAACCGCCAAATACCAAGACACGGATTCCACGGGTAATTCATCCCTCCCTTGCTCCGCCAGGAACCCGGCCAGCCTGGAAAGGGCTTCCGTCAACACGCGCGTTTTAAGAGATTTTTTCACCGTTTTTCTTCCGGTATCAATTCGGGCATAGAAAATTTCCGACTCTTTTGACCGATACAAGTTCGGATAATCCGTCGCAACAAGGGTGTTTTTCATACTTCCAAGCAT